CCTGTCCACATAGCATTTTCCATCGTCGGTGGTTGGTCAAGCCATAGGTGGGCAAATATATTTTTAGTCCAGTAGTCTCCCCCTCCGAGCCAGTGTGATACATAGGAAGGAGTTTTAATCGCCTTACCACCTACCATCCTAGTCTTCACATCTTGGTCAAGATACACTACCATGTTGAAGTAATGTCCCATGTTGTGGCGAGCCCACCCTTCCATTGACGGATAGTATTTAAACTCGTCCATCCATTCGGGGTCACCCTTCACGGCGCTACCTCTTGCTGTAGTATTTCCTCTTCTGAGTTCGGCTACTCGTGCCGTGCCAATTACGTTGGCATTGAGAGACTTGGGGTGTAGCAATTGCATAAAGTTTATGAACGCTCTCTGCCACTCCCTGTATACCTCAAACTGGTCACGAGGGTCGTTGGACTCTCGGTACGCATAGGTAAAATCATAGCACAGTTCGGTAAAACCGTCTATAACTATGTCAGTTACCCCTGCCTCTTGTCCCTTTGGGCTATTGAGCGCCTTGAGATAAGTCTCAAAGTCTTTCGCAAACTTAATCGGGTCATTCTGCGGTAGTGGGAAGCGTACAATATTCTCTTCGGGTATACCTAGAGCATCGTTCTCCTCTCTACCAATTAATAATAGCCTGCCATTCTTGCCGGGCACAGGCTCTCTCTTCATGTAGTCCCAGAATGAGGACACCCCCAAGGATGTCTTACCTACTCCGGGCCCACCATATAACAACGTACTAATGTGCAATATATTCCTCCTCATAGTACTTTTCTGATATTATACCATCAACGTCAGCGCCAGTCAACCACCCTCTGCATAGCTGTTGATAGTCACACCAGTTACATAGTGGTGTGAAGTGGTGAGTTGGCTCCTCGGTTTCACGGACATCGTTTGCTAACCTTATCATATCTTGACCTGCATTGTCAATAGCCCCCTGCGAAATCAGAATCTCTTTGCCCTCCATCGGGTAATCCTGAGTACTCCAGAGGATGTGCTGGCGGTAGAATGGTTGCCCCTCTAGCCAGTCATACGACTGTTGAAGGAGCCACGCATATCTAACAGGCTGTATACCCCACTCCTCATAGTTGAGGAGTTTCTTTGTGACGCCTGCACCTTTCTCACTGCAAGTCTTGAACTCGTATATTACTACGCCGTAGTCGGTCACTGTCCATAGGTCTGGCTTACCCACGTATGTGATACCGTCAATGTCAATTTCTAATTTATCTTCAGCGACAGGAACCCTAACATCAAGCAACCACTTAGGTACTCGGTCAATCATCCTCATCACTCCGGGCTTAAACCTGTTACCATCCTCCAACAGACCGTCAGCATAAGCATAGGCATCGTTAATCTTGCCTGTCATTACTGCACGTTCCATCGCATCGTGGAATGTTATGCCAGAAGTCAGAGGGCCACTCGGAGTATAGTTATACTCTTTAAGTCTCCTGCCTCGGTACGTATATTTAATTTGGCACTCTTGCCAGTTGTCAAGTGCCGTCACGCTAGTTCGCATGTAATAATTCTCCCAGTGTTTTGCGCTGTCCTACGTGGAGTCCAGCTTCTTTCCATCCATCCTCGTTGTCATCAAGCAGTGCCCTCACACTACCCTCATAATAATCCTCTAGTTTCACTGCGGCAGTAGGCCCAACTCCGTCTATAAGTCTACGGACTAACTTGCGGAATGGGCTACTATCCTGTACTCTCTTGAAGTCATCACCTGCTATTATACTGAGCAGATGGTGACCCGGTTGCAAGATGTTTCTTATGCGCTTGAGTGTAGCCAATACTTGGCTCTCACTCGCAGGCAACAACACCATACTACCACGCAAGTCCCACTTCAGCAACTCAACTATTAAATTTAAGTTGTTGAGTTGCCACCAATCAGGCGAGAACTGTGCCTTAGAGCGTCCCTTATCAGTGAATCTAAGTCCAAGAATGGGGATAGAAACACTGCCTTCAAGTCGCCTGAGTTGTCTTTGCAATCGCCTGCTTCGTAGACTATTACAGAGGTCGTGAGCCTTCTTTTCCTCAATACCGACGATATGATTGGCAGGGGTGACGAAAACGTAGTCTCCTTCCGTGAGTTTCGCAACAGTAAACCCCTTACGATTGGATTCTTTGACATACCCAGCAGTGTCCTGACGCCCATCCACATATATATCATCAGCGCTTCCTAAACTCTTGTCGTTGTAGTAAAGTTCTCCCTTCTCTACTCTGTACATTCATCCTCTCTCTACTGGGCAAGATACTTCCTACCCTTGTCGGTTATTTTATAATAGGCTTTATTTTTCACCAACTCACTGGAGAGTAGTCCGTCCCTACGTAGTCCTCTAGCTATCTGGTTACCCGATGAGGGTATGACACCAAACTTAGTGGGATTTTTCTTTAACTCTATGCTCGGCACAGGGTAGTCTACACCCTCTGCTTTTTCTGAGTGCCCAACGAACTGCATGATAGCGTTCGCTCCCTTACTCATATACATCTTCTCGCCCCAGTAAGCAACGGTAGGTCGCGCGTGTCCTTGCACATAGTTACATCTTGGGCATGCTATATTATTCTTCTCGGACATTTATTCCTCCTCGGAATTTAATTTTATTCGCCTTCTAAGAGTTTCATCCCCAAGGCTATTACACCACCAGTACAACCAGTGACAATAGCTATGAACTCAGGGTTGTCTGCCTGTATAGCAAGTACACTCACTACTCCAAGCACTCCTAGTGCCACAATAATTTGTGGTCTTATTTTATTTAACATTACAGTACTACCTCATAGGAACTTAGTTTTTTACCTACTCGGTGGCGAGAAAGCACACCTAAATCTAGTAAGTCGCCTCTTGCTTTAAGGGCTTTTCTTGGCCCCATGTTAAACTCTGACTGTAGCATATCGTCTATAGCCTTTCCTGTGAGGCGCATTTCTTTTAAACCTCCTGTCATCTTAATTAACTCTTCTCTTATTTCATTAGCTAACATCATACCATCCTGTACATTCTAGTTTTACCATCTTCCATAATCTCAAAGGCAATTTCCCCTTTAGCCACTAGGGCTTTGCGGAGGTCATTAGCCTTATTATACTTCATACCTGCCTCCTTCAGTAAAGCATCATCAATATCACCTAGCGTCCTCGGCCCAACCGACAATAATCTGCGAATAATCGTCGCCGGGTCTTCGTCTGACACTTGGAGTATACCATCTTTCTGGCTGAAATGCAACCACTTATCTTCCGGTTTTTCGTTGTGCCTGACTTTTTGCCACTCCAATCTTGCCTGTGACCGTTTGGGGGAAGACAGCTTAATAATACTGTCCGCCCAGCCTTCCAGCCCAGACCATCCTCGCAGGTCTTGTGCCCCTGAGTATGATGTACCGTCACCACGCCACACTGTCTTTCTACTGTGGTGTACTATGATAACACCTGAGTTAGTTTCCGTAGACAACACATCTAGCCTGTCTAACCACGCTCTAAAGTGACCATCGTCAACCTCACTGCCTCCCAGTAACTGGGATAGTGGGTCAAGGAACACGAATTCTATCTTCGCCTCACCTATTCTGTCGGTTAGTTCTTGCCAGATACTTTCGGACTTTAGTGTGAGGTCTCTTGCATAGCAGTAGAACGTGTTGTCCGACTGTCCATACGCTGTCCTCATACTTAATCCTCTGCCCTGCATCATCTTCGGCACAACCTCACCCTGTAGGTATAGTGTACGTGCCTTGGCTTTCATCTCATACTCCAGCCAGTCAATACCATTTGCCATTGCCCGGCTTAGTTGAGCCGTAGCGAATGATTTGTAAGAGCCCGGATGTCCATATATTATCACTCTGCCTTGAGGGACAATCAGGTTCTCTCCCATTATAGACGGCACTTCTGGTATGTCAGAGTCCAGAAAGTCGTCAAATTTTACTATTTTTATAGGAATCTTCTTCCTCCTTTTCGTATTCGTGGTATCCGCAAATAGGACAGACTAATTCGCCGTACCAATCTTTATATAATCTTCCGCAACCATGCTTACACACAGTCACACTTACATTCGTTGTCGCATTCATAACATTCACACCAGCTTGTACGTCTACAGTCTTCCATGCAGTCGCAACCAACCATACTACAATAGCACGGCTCTTCAGTCCAGCCGTGCGTATCGCAATAATAGTCAGTCATGCTTGCTCCATACTCTACAGCCGATTATTATCACCGACGCTAGTATACATATATTAATTGCCATTCTCCAGTCAAGTTCTACCATTTACTATCCTTCCAAGCTAAAACTCTAGTATTAAACAGGTATCTACTAATACCGTACATGTCCTTGGCACAACTGGCACAGATAAATACTGTGCTGTAGTGCCCAAAGTCACCATAGTGAGGCACTTGCATTACCACCCTGTGTTTACTACAGGAGGCACAATCCTCTTTAGTGCGCCAGTGATACTCCTCTTGTACATACCTATCGCTCCTATCCTCTATCATGGCAGTATGCTCAGCCTTCTGCTCAGGACTAAACACAGTAATGCCCCTGTCCTCGTATTTGGGCCTACCAAACACCGCTG